GCAGGTCGTGGAGTGGATATGTTTGACAGTATGCCCGACCGGTTCTACCAGCGATACGCTCAGGACGGTGACTCTGGCTTTTTCCACGGTCTGAGGGGTGGTGCAGAACCACTGGGTATGAACCCCGTCCCCGCCAATCCCTTCCACCCCGCTGGCGAAATTTCCCACCCGACAGAAGCCTACGCCGAGCCAGAGGCAAGCGTGATTGTTCCTGAAATCGTCCAGCCCGCCCCTGAGCCGATTGGTTTGGAAGAAGAGCAAGAGGTTGCGATTCACGCCGAGCCACAACAGCGTGCTACTTATGCCCCGCCTTATTCGCTTACCGTGAAGCAAGGAATGGGTAAGATTCCAGAGGATTCCTCCCTTTACGAAGAGCCGTTTGAATACAAGGGCACGCTACACAAGAAAAAATCGCTACGGAAGTAGAATGTATCCTATTAGCGACCTTACGAAACAACGGGCAAAAGAAATCGGTGTAATAGTAAAGCCTTCTACGAACCCTAAGAAGAAGATAGATGTCTTTTCTGACGGGGAGAAAGTGGCGAGTGTGGGAGCAACTGGCTACAGAGATTATCACCTTTACTTGGCGGAAGAGGGAAAAGCAGTCGCAGAGGAAAGAAGACGCTTATACCATATCAGGCATAAGAAGAAGTCGCTGGGGGAATACCTCGCTCTGTGGCTTTTGTGGTGATTAATAACTCTTGAGTAGAAAACGAAAGGTAGAAGAAGGTTTCTTCTCTACGATAAAGAAGTAATAACGACCACGCCACTTTTTAACAGAACTAACAACCAATTTCGTAATAGACCAACCCCTATCCTCCAGCAGTTGAATCCGCTTGGGTGTAAGGGTGCTAAAGCATCTGTCATTTGCAAGGAAGGCGACGCCCTTCTTTGCCCGTTGTGTAAAGTAGTCCAGTAGAAACCAGAAGGAATTAACTCGTTTGCCTCCCGTGTCTAAGCGGAACGGTGGATTCGTAATGACCCAGTCGTATTCTGTGGTGTCTGTCGTATAGTCCCGTCCCTCTGTGATTTCCGACCAGTGTTTCGGGTTCTCTTCTGGAAAGGAATCGTAAAATGCACCCTCTCCCTTGAACGGTTCATACAGTCGGTCAGTAGGGGCAATTGGTAGGGAAGCGATTAAATCTCTCGCTAATTCTACTGGTGTTTGGTGGAAGAAATAAGTATCGTCCTTTTCCATTCTGTTAGAGAAGGAGATTATTCCAGCCCCGTAGGATATATTGTAGGGTGAGTAGGGTGAAATATTGAGTGTTTTCCAAAAGTGCTCTATAAGACGGTCTATAAGACGGGGTTTGGTAAAAAGACTTGTTTTTCACCCTACTCACCCTATTGTTGTTTTAGGTGTCAGGGTCTTCTGCGGGAAGCCATATCTCCTTGTCGCACATTACGACATTTGGATAGTTCTTGAAGATAGTCGCCCAGCGACTCTTACATTTCTTGATTCTTCCAATCGTGTGTTTATCCAGACCCAGATAGTCTTCTAAGAGGCGTTTCGTGCCTACATTAGAGCCAGAGAAAGGAAAGTAAGTGACCGAATGACATTCGTTTAGCACTCGGCGTGTATCCTTACCCGCTGTCGCCAAGTGATTCGTGATGATACAGGTGATTTTAAAGTGGCGACCCACTTCCAGAATCTGGTTCATAATACTATACACTCCCTCTCGTATCTTCTTATCGCTAATCACATCTATGTCGTCCAGCACCACACAAGAGTTGGCGAACTCGCTCACCTCTATCGGACTGGTATAAATTGTTTCATCTACAATAATACGCTTAGGGCTTACCACATCCAGACTCTCGTCGTCGTTCAGTGCGGAAAAGCAATACACTTCGTTCTTAGGGAACATCTTTTTGTATTGCTTAATATAACTCGCAGTATAGGTGGATTTTCCACTACCGCTTGCACCCGTAATGTAAAGAATCTGTCGCTCCGTTTCGGGGTCAGGGACTTGCTGGAATGCTCCGTTGGGAAGTTCTAATTGCGTAAAGGGCTTGGCGTATTCGTCTTTCTCGTCTAAAGTGCTGGTGACGCTTACTATCTTATTATGATAATTTCCGCCTTCTACCTTCGCAAGAAAGCGACCCACTCGGTCAAAGTTCAGACTCATTTACTATAGGGTGAAGGATTTTAATTGGGATTTAACTCGGCTGTCCCAGCCAGGTAAGGCAATAGGTCGCTCTCGCATACACGCTGTCTATCACAATAGAAACACGAAACATTTGGGCTAAACAAGCAGTAGGGAAGGTGTAGGGGTCGGAATAGGAGAAATGATTTTGTAGCGTTTGTAGCGTAGCGGTCGCTCCGTCCAGATTATTACTGTATCGCACTTGGTTGGGCGGAACACTTGTGCTACTGGTGATACTCGTAGTAGTCAGTCCATTCTGTAGATTTCCAATTGTAAAATGAACCACCGCATTCGCTCCGAACTGGGCGACAAGGGCTGGATAATCGGGGACACTAATTACCATAGGGGTTGCGATTTGTAGCACGGAGTTAATAATAAGGCACTCGTTTATCTGATTCGCAGGAATCGTAAGGAATGTCCCACCCGCAAAGTCAAAGACCGTTCCAGAGGTAGGCGGTGAATAAGAAGCAGACACAATTGGGTTCTGTGCCGTTCCAGTGAGAACCACGCCAGACCCAGCAGTAAGGGAAAGAACACCAGTGTTTCCTACAGTAATTGCAGTTGTTCCGCTCACAGAGATTCCCGTTCCCGCCGATACACTCTGAACGCCCGTCGCATTTATGATAGGAACGGTAGGCGTCCCACCGATTGTAATATTCGTTCCCGCAGTGATACTGCTTACACCACCAGCAGTAGAATTAATCGTCGGATTCTGTGCCGTCCCCGTAAGTGAGATATTCGTCCCCGCTGTGATGCTCTGAACGCCACTTGTCGCACTGGTAATTTGTGATTCTAAGTTGTTTATTTCCAGAGGGACAGACCAAGTGTTCGCACCCGAGGAAGTCATTTCTTAGACGGCAGATTTTTCTTCACTTAAAACCCCAGTGTTCTTTTTAACTTAAAATGTCATACTACCAGCGAAATCGTGCGATAATTATTGCTCGTCAGACGGAATACCATAACAAGAACAGAGAACGCTACTTAGCGTATATGAAAGAGTATAACAAGAAATACTATCTGGCTCACCGACCACCTCCCAAGCCGAAGAAGGAGAAGCCAGTGAAAGTAAAGCGAGAGCCGAAACCGAAGAAAGCACCTAAAGAGAAAAAAGTGAAAAAGGAGTATTTGTTCGTTCCGCCTCCGAACGGAGGGGTTGTCGTAGAGCGGGGGCAGTTCGTGCTGGATTTCCCTTAAGGCACGATATTCAACACTCCCGCATTACTCCACACCGCACCAGTAGGAAGACCCGCAGAAGAAGTTGGAACATTCGTAAGAAGTAATGCTCTCAGTATTTTTACTCTATTGTCGCTTCCGTTAAGGTCTATGAAAGTTGTCATAGCGTCGCCTACTGGAACGGCGAGTAGGAGTTGTCCGTCCGCTCCCGTTGGTGCGGAAGAACTGTCTCTTATTTGACAAGTGATGCGTCCATACTCTTCCTTCGTATTACCAGAGTTCTTACCAAAGATAGAAAGACGGGCTACTTCATCACCCGCAACACCCGCACTACCATTCTTAAACAGTTCTACCGCCACGGAACTATTCCCCGCATTCGTATTTATTACTTTTACTGCGGGGACGGTCGCACCACCAGATGCGGATTGGGTAATACGCAATGCACCATTCGCATTTCCTACTGCTTGTGTGATATGAACCGCACCCGTTCCGTTTGTGGTAAGGTCTAAGTCGGTATTTACTGGAACGGCAGTGATACTATTTCCAGAGATAGAAAGACTCGCTACTACTATAGAACCACTGGAGGAGGCTAAATTCATATTTCCCGTGCTGGTAATACCGAGTGTTCCGTCCGTGTTGAGAATCGCCCCACCACTCGTCGCACTGGTGGCGAGGGTGGTGGTGATGGAAGAACCAGCGATATTCTTTGATTGTTGTTCGTAATAGGTAGAAACGGGAGAACAATACAAATCGTTCTGGTTAAGAATGGGATTAGGACCACTCGTATCCCCGTTCTTGATACGGATTCTGGCTCTTGTTGAGTCAAACTGTTGTTCGTTAGAGGCAGTAAGAAACCCACTATTCCCAGTAGCAACCATAGTGAAATAACTTGAAGTAGGTTGAAGGGTTATGTTGGAACTACCCACATTACCAGCATTATTCAGACTTTTAGAACTGACAATGCTGGAAGGATTTATCGTTTCGCTGATGCTGTTAGAAATGGAAGTTGTTGGATTAATGAATTGGTTGTCTTCTTGAATGATTGAACCATTTACTATCTTTGTGGAGGTGGTGGTTTGTGTGTTGAGTGTATCTACCAAAGAGAGAGAGTCATTAAACCCGCTGATATTCGTTATATCGGTTCGTGTTGCGGTTGTTCCTTGGACTGTTCCAGTTGCTACAACTTGAAGGGCATTATCACTTGCTGATGTAGCATTAACATAAGTATGCGTTGTTCCAAGGGGTGTATCCGTCCAAGTAGCAGATTGATTTGCCGTTGAACTGGATAAAATACTTGACAAATTACCCGCTTGTTGTGAAACGGCATTACTGTAATTAAAATCCGAACTGACTGACACACCATTCTGAGCGACAATTGTGATAGAGTTCGTGTCATCTCCAATGGTAGAAGCACCAGAGATTGTTTGTTCGCCAATATTTAGAACAGAAGTGAGCGGTGCTAAAACCCCTACGATAGGGACATTTGCCGTTCCAGTAATGCCGATATTTAGCCCAGCGGTGATAGAGGCGACATTTCCAGAAGAAGCAAGAGCAGACTGAACGAACGCTGTGGTGGCGACTTGCGTATCACTGGTCGTAGGAGGGACAACCGTAGGGGCGGTAATCTTGTAGCCACCATAACCAGAGGGAAGACCCAGTTGAACGCCACCACTCACACCACCACTTACCAGAATATGCGGGGTGAGGTCGCTTGTGATGACTTTGAACTCTTCCGTTCCAGTAAGAACGAATGACGGATTGCCTGGTGCGTTTCCAGATAAGGCAAAATTAGTCGTGGCGACATTACTGGTAAGAGCCACGAGTGTTCCTGAGAGAATAGGGTTCTGTGCCGTTCCAGAAAGGGTAAGGTTTGCATTGCCTACGCTGACGGATTGGACTGCTCCCGCTCCAATCTGTGCGATTTGCGACTCTAAATTGTTTAATTCCAAAGGGACAGACCAAGTGTTCGCTCCAGCAGAAGTCATTTCTATCTATACATATTATTATTCTAAGTAGAATGGACGGAGGTGTCGGGCATATTATCGCAACCCCTATGTCGGACGCTGATATAAGAGAGTATTTACCCCACGCACCTATCCTAAAATACAGCGAATTAGCCAAGTATCCTACGCTGGGCGACCTTCTACCAGAGGTAAAATCGTTTTGTATCCTATTGTATGAAGATTCTCCTAATAAGGGGCACTGGGTCGTTGTAAGCCGACCCGTAGAAGGGGTCGCTGAGTATTTTGATTCCTACGGAGGAGCACCCGACCAGCCACTCAGTTGGACTCCGAAAGACCGCCGTATACAACTCGGGGAGGGTCGTCCCCTCTTGACCCAATTATTTGATAAGTGTCCTGAGGAAGTGGTCTATAACAAAGTAAAATACCAGAAGGACGGGTCAGATGTGAATGATTGTGGTCGGTGGTGTGTGCTACGCACGCTAAAGATGAAGGCGGGGCTTAATTTGAACCAGTTTTACAAGTATGTGATAAAGGAGGACAAGAAATATCCAGGTGACAAAGA